AAAGCGACAAGGCTCGGATACTACGGCAACAAACGCCGCTACCCTGGCGTCATTTTCGACATCGACGAGAAGCTGTTCTCGAAGAAGTGGATGGACAAGAATATAGACCCCGCTGCTGTCTCCCCGGCCAAGGCTACAAAGCCTTCCGACAAAGATAAGGCGGTCATCTAAGACTCACAGGAGAACTCGATGAAACCTTCCAGCGTAAAAATCATCAACGCCGCGCTCGTTGCCGGTGTTGGCGAGAGGCATGAGCCTCGTGATGCGAAGCGCACCTTCCAGGCCACGGGCTTCACCACGGCCGGCGCTGGGGCTGCGGCCGTCTCGATCCAGGCCTCCAACGATGGTACGAACTTCCTCGAAATCGGGACGATATCACTGATCCTCGGTGTCGCGGTCACCAACGATGGTTTCGCGAGCGATGCTCCCTGGCGCTATATCCGAGCCGAGCTTGTGTCGATCAGCGGGACCAACGCCCAGGCCACCGTATGGATGGGGGCATAATGAAACTCCTGGCGCTGCTTTTCGCCCTGCTGCCGTCTGCCGCGCTTGCTGACACCACGACCTCACCAGGGAAGGTCTCGGCGGCTGCCGCCATCTCCACCTTCACGACCGTAAATATTGATAGCGGCACGATCAGCGGCCTGCTAACGGTGGGCGGCCGCCTCGGCGTCGGCACCACGTCGCCGGCGTTCAAGCTCCACGTCAGGGAGTCAGGGGCCACCGGGACTGTCAGGATAGAAAACAGCAACGCAGCGGGCTTCCCCGCGATTGACTTCTACGACAATCTCGGGGCTTTCGCGGCCCACCTGGGATTCTCAAACCCGTCATCCGGCTTCTTCGGGGACTCGATGTTCTTAGGCGCGGTTGGGAGCAAGGACATAAACTTCCTGACCAGCCTCACTCGGCGCATGATTATAACGGGGGCTGGGAATGTCGGCATCGGCGTGGCCGCTCCAGACCAAAAACTACAAGTCAGCGGTGGAATCCACGCCACATCTGCCACATTCGATGGAGAAGTTACTGCGGCTACATTCACCGCAGTAAACTCTGCGTTCATTGTCCATCACACTACGATAAGCCCGACATCGATTTCTATGGTGCTGGATGATACATCTCCAGACCCGAATAACTTCCCGGGACTTGGTAATTTCTACCTAAAGGCTTCTGATTCTAATAGCGGCAATTCTTCTGGCGGCGGCATAAGGATGAGAGGCGGTATTTCGGAGGGAGGCAATAATTCTGGCAACGTCGAAATGCTGGGGGGGGCACAGGGTGCTTCTGGCAGTGGTGGACTGGTTAAAATGCTCGGTGGTGCTGGCAATACAAGTGGCACCGGTGGTCTCATAAATGTCACAGCTGGGTCCGTCGCTACTGGTGGCGATGTCGACATTCGCGGCGGAACTGGGTCTAATGGTGGAGATGTTGGTATTCGTGGCGGGGGCGCACTACAGCGCATTGCGTTCAATCTTGCCCACTATATGATAGGGGATAAGGTCGGACTAAACACCCCAAGCCCTGCTAGTACGTTGGATGTTTCTGGCAATGTTGCCGTCGGGTCTTACGCTGGAGTTACTGTTGCTCCCATAAACGGGATGATCGTCAGCGGAAACACCGGGATCGGGACTTCCAGCCCTCAAACAAAATTTGACGTTGAGGGGACGGCGCAGTTCGGCACCACAGGTAAGAGTACGTTCACAACTGAGGGGTTTCTTTATATCCCTGACGGTTCAGCGGCAACGCCGTCTCTGGCCTTCGGAAACTTCTCAAGTTTCGGATTGTTCAGGGCGGGGGTAAACATAGGAGTGGCTACTCTCGGTACTGAGGTTGCCCGCTTCACTGACAGCGGGCGTTTCGGTCTTGGAACTCAGAGCCCGCAGACAAAGTTGGACGTTGAGGGCACGGCTCAGTTCGGAAGCACCGGCAAGACCACGGTGACGGCAGAAGGGTTTATCCAGCCCCCTGCTGGCTCGGCGTCAGCACCATCATTGGTCATCGGCGGGGCCGATATCCCCGGCACTGGTCTATTCAAGGCCGGGACCGCCATCGGGTTTACTATGGTCGGGTCTGAGAGGATGCGGCTTACCGACGCGGGGTGGCTTGGGATCAACACATCAAGCCCGCAGACAAAATTGGACGTAGAAGGGACGGCGCAATTTGGAAGCACCGCTAAAAGCACCTTCACGGCAGACGGTCGCTTGATGGTTTATGATGGAACATCTGTGTCCCCTTCGCTTACCTTTGGCGAACCGACAGTTGGATTTTATAGACCAACAGTAGGTGCCGCAATAGGCTTTGTCGGTCTTGGTCAAGAGAGGATGCGGTTTACGGACAGCGGGCGGCTTGCTGTCGGGACGACACTCCCGCAAACTAAGCTGGACGTTAATGGTGATGCTCAGTTTGGAAGCGACACAACCAAATCTACCTTCACGACGACGGGACGGTTAAAAATATACGACGGAACTTCTGCTCTCCCATCCCTTACATTCAACAGCGAAGTTGTTGGATTTTACGGAACCGCTACAGGTAACATAGGCTTTGTCGGTCTTGCCCAAGAAAAAATGGTTTTCACTGACCAAGGCCGACTCGGTATTGGTCTTGGCGGCGGGACACCAACAACGAAGCTGGATGTGAATGGGGACGCGATGTTCGGAACTGCCCCTGATAAATCTACTTTTACCGCCACGGGTCAGCTAAAGATATTTGACGGGACCGCCGCATCACCATCACTGACTTTCAGCGATGAGACTATTGGATTCTACAAGCCTTCCGGTGTTGACGCAGTAGGATTCACCAGTTTGGCCTCAGAAAAAATGCGCTTTACCGCAACAGGAAGGCTCGGTATCGGGACTCAAACACCCTCTGCAAAACTTCATGTTTCGTCGGGGCCTGTGATATTTGACGGAACGGGAACTACTTTAAATGTCGCGGAGGACGACCTCGTTGTGGACAGCGGGCGCGTCGGCATCAACAAGAGCGGACCCCTGGAGGCGCTTGACGTTGTTGGAAACGCGAGAGTCACCGGAACCGTCGCGGCGGGAAGCGGGACCAATATCGTTTACTACTGCACCGGCAGCACGGCCGGGACCTTTGACGGCAACCTCGCTCGCGGGAACTCCAACGCCGGGGCCTGCGCGGGCGGGACTTGGGTCGCCACCTCTCTAAGGGTGGATTGAAAACACCACGAATTAAAGGAGATTTATGCCTCTGAAAAGTATGCGGTTGCCTCCGGAAGGGACGCTGCTCGGCGGTCCTGAAGCCGTTTCTCACGATCGCCCCGAATATCCATACGGCCTGTCGATCCACCTCGACGAGTCTTCGATCAAGGCCCTCGGGCTCTCGTCTCTCCCGAAGGTCGGGGATGCTCTTAAGCTTGAGGCGAAGGTCACCGTCAAGTCCGTCAGCGTCAGCGAGCGTGAGGGGAAGAGCCCGGAGCGGAGCGTGACTCTCCAGATCACCGACATGGATCTTGATGGCGCGAGCGAGGGCAAGAGCCAGGCCAACATCATCTACATGGAGGACAATTAGGTGAAGAAGAAGCCGCGCCGGCCGAAGGGGTACTAGGACATGGCGACAAAAACTGAGATTGCCAACTTGGCGCTCTCACACCTCGGGATCGGGAAAGAAATCGCCAACCTCGACAACGAGAAGTCGCAGGAAGCCGTCACCATGCGGCGGTTCTACGAACAGTGCCGGGACGCCGTCCTGCGCGATTTTGCCTGGCCATTCGCCACCAAGTTCGCCGCTCTGGCGCTTGTCTCCGACCCGCCCACCGAGACAGCAGAGTGGAATTTTTCTTATCGATATCCAGCTGAGTGTCTCATGCTCCGCAGGATTCAGACCGATGTCCGCATCGACACCCACCAGTCCAGGATAGTTTTTAAGATCGGTCGTGATGACGCCGGCCTACTGATCTATACGGATGAGGAAGAGGCTAAGGTGGAGTTCACGTTCCGCGAGGAAGATCCCGGGCGCTATCCGGCCGATTTCATCCTTGCCCTGTCATTCCGGCTGGCTGTTTACGCAGCCCCACGGCTTACTGGTGGAGACCCATTCAAGCTCGGCGGCCGCTCCCTCCAGCTCTATATGCAGGAGATCTCGATGGCCCAGGCGTCTGCAGGGAACGAATCCGTGCCAGACCTACTGCCTGATGCCGAGCAGATTCGCGCCCGCGAGGGCGAGTTCCTGCCGCCAGGTAGAGGGAATGGAACACCCTTCATCTAATGTCCACGCTCATCCAGAGGTCATTCTCCGGGGGTGAGATCGCCCCAAGCGTCTACGCCCGCGCCGATCAGACCAAGCACCAGACGGGTCTCCGGATCTGTCGAAACTTCTTCGTCATGCGCCACGGCGGTGTCGCTACGCGATCGGGGACGATATTCGTCGGAGAGACCAAAGACTCAACCAAGTTCTCCAGGTTTGTGAAGTTCGTCTTTAACGCAGACCAGACCTACGCGCTGGAGTTCGGCAACCTCTACATGAGGGTCCACAAGGCCGGCGCTCAAGTTCTTGAGGCCTCCAAGGCGATCACCGCCATCACCCAGGCGAACCCCGGAGTAGTCACATCCGTGGCCCACGGCTATCTAACCGGAGATGAGGTTGTGGTCTCTGGGATCGTCGGCATGACCGAACTCAACGGCAGGAATTTAAAGGTCGTTTTCATCGGGGCCAACACCTACAGCCTGACTTACCTTGACGGGTCTGCCGTGGATACGACCGGATTCTCCGCATACATCTCTGGCGGGATCACAAGGCGCGTGTTCGAGCTGGTCACGCCTTATCTCGAGGCAGATCTCCGCGCCATCGAGTACGTTCAGTCTGCAGATGTGATCACGATCACGCACCCCAGCTACGAGGTAAGGGATCTCTCTCGCCTGTCCGACACAAACTGGACGCTGGAGGAGGTCGACTTCTCCCCATCGATTTCTCCTCCACATGGCGGGACTGCGGTCGCCGGCGGGGCCGGTGCCTTCACTTATCGATACCGGATCACGGCCTTAAAGGAAGAGACGAAGGAAGAATCTCTCCCGGGGAACGGCGCTACTACCCCCATCACCGGGGCTACGAACGCCAACCCCGTCGTGATCACGGCTGTCGCTCACGGCTACTCCAACGGAGACGAGGTTTATATCACCGGGATGCTCGGGATGACCGAGCTAAACGGACGGACATTCACGATCGCTGGTGTCGCCGCGAACACATTCCAGCTTGTCGGAGAGAATGGGACAGCTTATGGCGTCTGGACCTCTGGCGGCACAGTGGCCAGGACCTATATTAGAATCAACGCCGCAGCGGTCGCCACGGTTTCAGCCCCCCATGTGATCACGATCCCACAGGTCGTCGGCGCTTCTGAATATAACGTCTACAAGGAAGTAAACGGGGTCTATGGGTGGCTCGGAGTAGCGGCCGGGACCACATTCAATGATGTTGGGCTCGAGCCCGACACTACTGACACTCCACCGAGCGAGCGGGATGTCTTCCTTGTTGCCGACTCTTTCCCATCTACGGTGACCTACTTCCAGCAAAGGAAGCTGTACGCCAACACCAACGACGAGCCCGAGAAGGTCTTCGGATCTCGAACCGGAAGCTTTAAGAATTTCACAGTCAGCTCCCCGCTGCAGGATGATGATGCCGTCACCTGGGAGCTGGCTGGCCGCCAAGTCAATGCCGTCAAGCACATGATCGATCTCGGTGGCTTGGTAGTCTTCACTTCCGGCGGGGAATGGAACGCCAAGGGGAACGCCGCTGGGATCCTGGTCCCTGGTGAGGTGAACCCGCAGCAGATCTCTTATTATGGATCGGGGCCGGTGCCGCCATTGATCGTCGGCAACACAGCACTCTTCATCCAGGGGCGAGGATCAATCGTCCGCGATTTGGGCTTCGACTATCAGGTCGACAATTATAAAGGGAACGACCTCACGATATTCGCTGCCCACCTCTTCGACAATTTCACCGTCTTGGACTGGGACTTCCAGCAGATCCCGCACTCGGTCGTCTGGGTGGTCCGCGACGACGGCGCGTTGCTCGGTCTCACCTATGTGCGCGAGCATCAGGTCTGGGGATGGCACAGGCATGATTTCGACGGCACCGTTGAGGCTGTCGTCTCCATTCCGGAAGGGAACGAAGATTCTCTTTACCTCACGATCAAGCGCGAGATCGACGGCAGGACTGTCCGCTATGTCGAGCGTCTCAGCACCCGCCAGGTCTTGGACATAAGGGATTTCATCGGGATGGACTCAGCTCTGAGCTTCGACGGCAGAAACACCTCCGGGGCGCACACGATGATCCTCACCGGCGGGACGCTCTGGAACCATGACGAGGTCCTGACGCTTACATCGAGCGCGGCCTTCTTTACCGCAGCCGATGAGGGCAACGAGATCCGGCTCACCGCCGCTGACGGTAGTGAGCTGCGCCTGGTCATAGAGGTCTACACCAGCCCAACCGTGGTCTCCGTCCGGCCGCAGAAAGACGTTCCATTAGATCTTCAAGCGATCGCCGTCTCGACCTGGTCTCGAGCCGTGGATCTTATCGGCGGCCTATGGCACCTCGAGGGAGAGCTGATCTCCGTGCTTGGGGACGGATTCGTAGTCGCCAACCCGAACAACGATGCCTATGTCCAGATTACTGTCACCAACGGAGAGGCGCAGCTCGATAAGCCGTATGCCGTCATCCACGCAGGACTCCCGATCACCGCAGATCTCTACACGCTCGATGTCGATACTGCTCAGGGTGAGACCGTGGTGGACAAGAAGAAGTTCACATCCAGGCTCCATATTTTCGTGGAAGAGTCTCGCGGGATCTGGGCCGGCACCAGACCACCAGACTCTGACGCATCACTTGATGGTCTTTTCGAATTGAAGATCCGCAACGAAGAAGGGTATGATGATCCCGTATCTTTAGCGACCGGGGTGGTGGACTTGAATATCGAGCCGAGCTGGAACGCGCACGGGAGAATCTTCATCCGGCAGACTGACCCGCTCCCACTGTCCGTCCTGGCAGTAGCCCCGTCCGGCCTGGTCCCGTTCCGTGGGGGTGGTGGATAATGTCTTCGCCTGGTGGGGCCTTCGCAGCATCATCCGGGATCAGCGCAATCTCTGGCGCTGGGAACACCTACGCCTCGGTCGTTTCCCAGCAGATTGAGGCTGACTATAAACGGCAGCAGCTTGAGTTCAGCCGGCAGATGGCCGATGCCCAGGCCGCCGACGCAATCACCCGTGGAGACAGAGCCGCCGCCGAGGAGCGAACCAAGACCAAGGGCCTGATCGGATCCCAGCGCGTGGCTCTTGCCGCTCAAGGACTCAATATCGAGGGCGGATCTGCTCTCGACGTCCAGCTCGACACGGCCGCTCAAAGTGCCGCCGCAGAGCTGACAATTAAGAACAACGCCTGGCGAGAAGCGTTCGGATACCGCGCCCAAGCCATGGCCTACGGGCAGCAGGGTGCCATGGTCGGCATTGCCGCCAGGAATAACATCACGCAAACTATCCTAACCGGCGGATCAAACTTTGCTGCCGGCTTAAATCAGAACGCGCTCTCTCTTGGTCTCTACAAGAAGTCTCCCGACACCGTCTCGTCTCCGGCCACCCCCAGGACGACTGGATCCAGCGGCGGTGCGACTCCTCGAAACGTATACATAGGGAGATAATATGCCCTCAGTCCCCAGACGATCTCTCGATGAAGTAAACCTCACCGGACTACCGTCTGTCCGTGGGAACACCGACACCCCAGCCGGATTTTCTGGTGGCGGTCCCGCTGCCGGTGCCCTGGCTCAAGCAAACACCGGTCTCGCCAGGTCCGTGGTCGATGTCATCGTGGAGCAGAAGAAGCAGGCCGACCAGGCAGCTGTCATCGAGTTTGATTCGAAGATGACGTCTCTTGAGACGGGGCTTCTCTACGACCCGAAGGCCGGCGCTCTCACGAAGAAGAGCAAGGATGCTTTGGCCGTCTACCAGCCGACCAAGGACCAGTACGACAAGGAAGTCGCTGAAACGATGAGGGGTCTCTCCAGCTCCGTGCAGAGGAATGAGGCCGCGAGGCTTGCGGCTACGCGCTGGAACTCGATGGACAGATCCCTGCAGAGCCACATGGCCACGCAGGCCAAAGCCTACCAGCTCGAGATCGGGATGGCGAAAGTCAACAGCTCCACGCAGGCCGCCGTGGCTGCGAAGGGAGATTTGGAGAAGGACGCCCTCGGA